ATTTCATTACCCGCGCCGTTTGCCGTTCCTGCGGCGTTTTCCGCGCCCTCTGCGTTGGTTGTGTTCTGCTTTGCGAAATCCATAATTAAAAACCTCCATTATTTTCCAAGTGCTTTGCGCACATCTTCGAGATAATCCACGCCGTCAACCTCACACTTGAAATTAAGTATGTCGATTTCAAGCACCTTTACGCCGTCAATCCAAGTAGCCCAATATGTAACGCCGTATTCGCCGCTTGCGTCAGCGGGAGAAGCGGGAGCAACTTTGCCCGGCGCTAACTTTTTCGGTCTGACAATCAAAACGTGCTTTACCTTTGTAACGCCCGTGTCCCCCGAAGTGTTTTCCGTTGACTGCTGTGCAACGCGCAAGTCGATTTGGTGATTGACGGGCTTTAACAGGCTCATTGCGCTTTTAACAAGCGTGCGGAAATTAAGCGTAAGCGTCATTGCTTCAACGTGTCCGCGGGCAACGCTTTCAAAAGTTCCGTTTATTCCCGCGCCCTTAACCTCGTTTACAATGTACGATACTTCGGGGAGACTGACTTCAGCCATTCCCAAAAATTCCGTACCCTCCTCATAAACCGCAAAGTTTATAACGGTTTCATCTACCTTTGGCATAAAATATCACCTCCGTATTACGCCAATAATGCCGACGTCACATAGGACGTATCGTATTCGAGAACAAATTCGATCTCCTTTGCGGGACTGGGCGGCGTTAGGAACAAGTGGAAAACTGCTTTACCGCTCATAAGCGAAACGGTTGTGTTCTCACTTTCGTTAAACTCAACGCGCCCGCCCAACAGCTTTTCTTCCGCAACAAGACCGTTAAGCCAAATGTTTACGCTGTCAACAATGCTGTCAATCAAGCGGCGGTTGAATTTGTTGTCGATCTTGCTCCAATATGTAAGCACAAGCGAATTACTAACCCACCCGAACATACGCGAAACGCAAAGAAAATAATCCTTTACGTCTGTGTTCGCGGGATAACAAGCCGTTTCGTTACCCCACAACACATAACCGCCTATGAAGTTAAGCGCGGTTGTTACGCCGTTACTGTTGAGGTAATTTGCTTGTGTCAAATCAAGCAGCACTTCCGTTCCGTCCGCAAGAACCGCGCTGTCAATTTTCAACAGTTTGTTTGACGGGCTTTCAGCGGGACAACCGCCGTTGTCCGTGTCAACCTTTGCCATAAGTCCCGCCATTTGTACGGACATATGGAAAACCCTGTCACCGAGCTTACACATAGGAAAACAAAGCGCCTGTGCCTTGTCGTTGATGTTCTTTGCTTTTTTCCAAGCCGTAACATCTGCGTAATGCTTAACCTCTGTTGTGTCAACGTCAATAAGTGCCTTTGCCTGAAATACCCCGTTAATGCTCGCGGATTTAGTTGCCATAATCGCCGCAACCTCCGAATCGCTGCTCCATTTGGGGCAAATGAGAATATCGGGACAAATCCCGTATTTCGGGAACACGGCTTCGATCAACTCAAAGCCGGAGGTCTTTTTTGTGTTCACGTCAAAGCCGCCGATTATATCTTTCTTTGTGATCTGCGAAGGGTCAACTTTATCAAACTCAATTGAAAGTTCGGTTGTTCCCTCGGCAATCGCGCCGCCGTCCAAAATCTCAACAACAAGCGAATCGCCGTCATACAGTAAATCGAAATCTTCCCCGCGCTTGTATTCTCCGATTTTAACGGATTCTGCAATCGCGTCAAACGGCAATTTTGCCTTGCTGTCAACAACGGCGTAATTCTCCGCCACAACACTGATTTTGTGCTTTGCGGGGTCAAGGACGTTGACAAAGAACACGGGAGAAGTTGCGTACAACTGAAAATGATTATACATAACCTCGCAAAGCGTGTATTTCTCCCAATCGTCCGAGAACCCGAGAGCGTTTACGGCTTCGTTGTAGTTGTTGCACATAATAGGCGTATTGATGTTTTTAAATGCGTGTCTGATTCCAACGCTGTATTCCGCGCCCAAAATATGCACGGGAGCTGTCCCGACAACGAACGTAACGCCGCTTGCCGCTGTAACGGGCGTTGACAGTGATGTTGCAACCTGTCTTGTGGATATACCGTGATAGAATGCCATTATTCAGCCGCCCCTTTCTTAACCTGACTTAACAGGTCATTATAATACTTGTTTAAGACATTCCCGTTTGTGCGTACCTTTGCGCGGCTTTCGGACAATTTGCCAACGGGTACGATAAGTTTTGCAACATTCGGGTACTGCTCGATAACGTCCTTGTAATATTCGGAAATTTCCTTGCGCGTGCCGCTCAAAACGGTATTTGTCATAAGTTTTGCGCCCGGCAAGGACGGTCCAATATACACATAGCTTGTCGCGTTGTCGGTATTTGCTGTTTCGGTTGCAACGGGAATTTCGGGCGTTTCCGCCCCTGTCATTGTGTCCAAATCGGACATGCTGTCTTTTTTAGTCATAAAGATTTACCTCCCTCTTTATTGTCGGTATTCCCCATATAGTTATCATCTCGCCCAAATAATACACTCCTGTTTCGTCGGGGTAAACAACATATTCAAGCGGTTTGCGGAGCGTGAATTGTTTTCCGATCACGCCTTTATTCAAAAGCGCAATGCGTATTCGGGTAATTACATTAAGCAAGTCCATTGAACCCGCGCTTCCGTCCTCCGAATAAGTTGCAACCACTATTCGGACTTTGCACTCGCCGTCCGGTTCGTCCCCCGTCTGTTGTATGTCCTCGCCCGTAAGAAATTGCAGGAGAATATACGGGATTCGGTTTGTTTCTGCGTCCTTATTCGGCAAGCGCATTAAATGAACCTCGGCGGCGCGACTTTTCGGCTGCTCCTCCGATTTCTCCTTTTTGCCCTTGCCGCTCGGTTCGGGGATAACCTTGTTGTTTACGGGACGCACCGACAAAATAATGTCTTTGGTAGTTTCCTCTATGAATTTTTTCAATTCATAAAGTAATTCAATCGGGGTCAACTGCGTTTCCTCCTTTAAGTGTAACCGTTCAGAATACGGCTGATTTCGTGTTCAACGCGCTTGTCTATCGTGTCCATAGCCGCCGCTTGAACCCTATTAAGCACATCACCGTTTTCAACCATATGAGCCGTTGACGGTCCGTAAAGTTGCTTTGAAGAATCGCGGGCGCTTGTTTCGCGCTCGAAAACTCCAACGCCGTATTTGCCTAAATTCGCAACATAAGCGTGAATGAGCTTTGATTTTCCGCCTCTGCTCAATACGGACGCGGAAACAAGTTTGTGTTGCGGTTGTTTGGGGGTTACATTGAATTTCATTAACGGGATAAGGTTTCCGGCGAAAGATATTGCCGCTTCAAGGTGCGACGGTCCCGCCTTTGTTATCCTCACGTTTTGGTTGCCCGTCAAATCGCTGTGCTTGATTTTATAGGTTTTACGAACCTCTTTGCTTGATGTTGTTTTAACCGTGCTTACAGCGCGGTTTAACACGTTATAAATCGCCTTTTGGGGGGCGTTTTTTATCCCGCCAAGCAATAAATGAATCCTGTCGATCTGCTCGCTTGTGATCTCAATCATTCGTCTAACATCTCCAAATCAAGCGTTATTTCTCCCGCGTCAAACGCAACCTTTACAATGCTGTAGGTAACGCCGCCGATAGTTATTTCCGTTTCTTTTCGTGGTACGATTTTCAAATCATTAAACGAAATGAACGCCGTAATATCCACGGCAAAAATACCCTCGGAATTATCGCCCGCCGCTTTTGCGCGTTCTGCGGCAATGTCGCTGTCGATCACAACGGGAATATCTTTGTAGACTTTCCCGTTGTACTCAACCTCCATTAAATCCGCAAATTCCTCCGCGTTATGGAAAACGGCGCAAATGTCGCGTTCGACTTGTTCTTTGAAGCCGCTCATTACAGCACCTTTGCAACATACCAACTATCCACTTCGTGGGGGACGGGAAGCGGGTTGCTGTTAAGCTGTAAGAATCTGCGAGCGGGTTTTCTTTCGCACCAAGTCGCGGGTACTCTTGCCGCTTCAACGGTTTTAAACGTTTCCTTACCGCCTACCGTGTCAATGATCGTAACCGCGCCATAGTACATGGAATACGCCGCGCTTGTCGAAAGAAGCGCAACTGTGCCTTCGGGTACAAGCGGCTTGTTTGCGGGTTTTGCAGGGTCTGTCCATTCGTCCAAATACCACTCGTTATAGGTATAAAGATCAAGCCCCAAGCCCTGAATCGTACCTATGTACGTTACGCCGCTCGGAAGCTCTTTCGGCTTTATAACCGCGAGATCATAAGCCTTAATATCAAGAAGCGCCTTGACTTTTTCGTTGTTTACAAGTGCGTCCGCTACGTCGTCCGACATAATGCAGATATTACAGTTTACAAATCCGTTTTCCTGCACCTTTTTCCGCCAACGCTTAATGTCGGCAATAGGATCGCCGCCCTTTGCGCTCCATTTTTTAGCGTCCGGCAATGTTTCCTTGTTGGTGAAGCTGAAATCAATCTTTTCTTTGAGTGCTTCGCCGACAATGGGGATTTCTCCCGTAAAAATCGCCTGTGCGCACATCCACTCTTCGCGGCGCGTAATCATTTCGTCAAGGGTCGAAAAATCCTCGGACATTTTTTTAACTGCACGCTGCGCGGGTGTAAACCCATTATACAGCGATTCGCCCGCCGCTCTTTTCAGTATATCGTCAATTGTCGTTACCTT